GCAGAATTGGTTAAAATTCAATATACCTTTTGAAATTAAAACTTTATCATTTGGAGACTATACTTCCGATAATGATAATTGTAATTGCTTTATAGAAAGAAAGAGTTTGAGTGATTTCATTAGTACGTTAAGTGTTAAAAACTATGATAGATTTAAAAATGAGATAACAAAAGCTCATACAAATGATGCCTATCTTATAGTTATAGTTGAAGAGAAGTTAAGCAACGCTTTAAGCTTCCAATATCTTCCTCATATAAGTAAAAAAATTAAAGCCACACCAGAATATATATTTCATAATGTTAGATTATTATTACAAGAATTTAATAATCTTCAATTTCTTTTTGTAGATGGCAGAGAAGAAATGAAAAGAGTTATAGAATGTATTCTACCTTCTGATTGTTTCTATCGAAAGGTTGATTTGCAACTAGCATATGATATGAAACTACTATGATATATTGTCCAGAGAAATACATAAGAGAAGTTAAAGATGTAAATGCTGAACTAGCGCAATTACAAGGCTATCTTAATGATAAAGAAGCGAAAATTAGTTTAGCAAAATTTTTAAGAGCAAATCTAGGTTTTACCACAGAACTTATTAGTGGCGTTAAGCTTGCGGCGTACCAAGAAATTCATCTAAAAGCTTTAATGAATAGAAATTTTAATATGTGTGTTTTTGGTCGTGGGTGTGGTAAATCATTTATGGCTGCTGTATTTTGTTTCTTGCAATGCGTTTTTGAACCTAATACAAAAATTCTTATTGCTGGACCAACCTTTAGAACAGCAAGATTTATATTTAATAATTTAGAAAAGATCGTAGAAAGTAAAGGCGCAGAATTGCTTTCCCAATGCTTTGGGTCGAAGGCCAAACGGAATGATCAATTTGAATGGCAGATTAATGGTGGAAGCATTGTGGCAATCCCATTAAACGGAGAAAAAATTCGAGGATTTCGAGCTAATATTCTTGTACTTGACGAGTTTCTTTTGCTTCCAGAAGAAATTATTAAAAATGTTTTGATGCCATTCTTAGTCGCCCCACAAAATATGAAAGAACGAATGGAGATTCGCGAATTTGAAGATAAATTGATAGCAGAAGGGGTAATGAAAGAAGAAGAAAGAATGGTATTTGAAAACACAAGTAAAATGATTGCACTTTCTTCCGCAAGCTATACATTTGAAAATCTTTATAAAACATATAACGAATGGTGCTCAAAAATCATGGACAAAGAAAAAGGAGAAGCAAAATATTTTGTGAGTCAATTAAGTTACGAGGCCCTTCCAGAAGAGATGATAGATAAAACAATCATCGAAGAAGCTCAGGCTGGAGGATCAAGCCATAGCAGTTTTCTTAGAGAGTATTGCGCACAGTTTACAGATGGTAGCGATAGTTATTTTAATGCAAAAAAGATGGAAGACTGCACTCTAAAGCTTGGAGAAGAACCTCATACATTACTTAGATCAAAGTCAGATAAAAAATATATTCTAGGAATTGATCCTAATATGAGCGATAGTCCAAATGCCGACTATTTTGCTATGGCAGTTCTAGAAATAGATGAAGAGGCAAAGACTTCGACGCTAGTTCACACATATGCGGGTTTGGGGAATTTAAAAAATCACGTTGCTTATTTATATTATATTATGACTCATTTTAATATCGTTTTTATGATTATTGATAATGCAGGAGCAGACGTATTTCTTTCTTCTTGTAATGAATCAGAAGCATTTAAAAAAGATAAGATTGATATTAAAACATTAGATTTTAATTCTGATCTAGAAGGACTAGACTATGAATTGATGGTAAAAGATATAAGAAATAAATAAAATATAGAAGATAAAAGAATAGCCTTTAAACAAGTATTTACAAGTAATTTTATTAGAAAGGCTAATGAGTATTTACAGGCTTCTATTGATTATAAGAAAATATGGTTTGCTTCTAGCACAAGCGCGCATGAAGATTTCTTTAATAAAACAGTAAATAGTCATCCTAATTTAAATTCAATAAGAACAGAAGACAAAAAAGATTGGACTGTTTTAGATTTTATAGAGAATCAAGATGATTTTATATATCAAACCAAAAAACAATGCGCTCTAGTAGAGCATAGCACAACAAGCCGTGGTACACAAAGCTTTGATTTACCACAGCATCTTAAAAGAAGTGCGTCCGCCAATAAAGCTCGTAAGGATAATTATTCAGCTTTAATGTTAGCAAATTGGGGCTTTAAATGCTACCTTGATATTGTTTCAAAGCCAAAAACATTAGAAATTCAAACTTTTTCGCCTATAATGATTACATAAGGTGTAATATTTTAAGAAAATGTCTAAAAAGAATCAAAATAAATCAAAAAAATCGAAAGATAATCAAAGTATTCCTTTCATGGTTTCTACCGCTTCTGTATACGAGAGCAAGGCCTCAACTAATGGCGATTCCACAAGAGTTAGACGCAATCTCTCTGGTAATATTATTCGTACTGATAGATATAAGAATATTGATGATGGCTTAATTCCATTTAAATATTCATCTGGAGTTAAAGGCAATTCTAATATAAACATTAGAGATGCAGTTATTCTTTGTCAAAAATGCTATTATAATTTTGCTATATTCAGAAATACAATTGATCTTATGACTGAATTTAGCACAAGTAATATTTACTTTCAAGGCGGAAGTCAAAAATCAAGAGACTTTTTTCACGCCCTATTCAAGAAGATTAATATAGTTGATCTTCAAGATAAGTTTTTTCGTGAATATTATCGTTCTGGTAATGTATTTATTTATAGATTTGATACAAGAGTAAAAGATGAAGATATAACTAAAATTACTCAAGCATTTGGATTAACAAGTAAAGCTGCTGTAGACTTGCCAGCAAGATACACAATTATTAATCCAGCAGATGTTCAGATTGGTGGAACTATTAATTTTGCAATAGGAAGATATTATAAAATGCTTAGTGATTACGAGCTAGAAAGATTAAAAAATCCAAAGACAGATGAAGATATCGAAGTATTTAATAGTCTTCCAATTGAAACGCAGAAATTAATTAAAACTAATTCTATCGGCGTTCTTAGCATTCCTTTAGATAGAGATAAGATTTCAGCAGTATTTTACAAAAAGCAAGATTACGAGCCATTTGCTGTACCAATGGGATTTCCAGTATTAGAAGATATTAATTGGAAAGCAGAGATGAAAAAAATGGATATGGCTGTAACAAGAACTATGCAACAAGCAGTTCTTCTTGTAACTATGGGCACAGATCCAGACAAAGGTGGAGTTAACCAAAAGAATTTAGAAGCAATGCAAGCTCTATTTCAAAATGAGAGTATCGGTAGAGTATTAATTGCAGATTATACAACTAAAGCAGAATTTGTAATTCCAGATATCGGTAATCTTATTGGTCCAGAAAAATATGAAGTTGTAGATAGAGATATTCAAATTGGATTGAATAATATTTTAATTGGTAGTGAAAAATTCGCAAACACAAGTATCAAAGTTCAAGTATTTATGGAAAGACTTAAGCAAGCTCGTCAAGCTTTTATTAGCGAATTTCTTATTCCAGAAATTAGAAGAATAAGTAAGGATCTAGGATTTAAAAATTATCCAGAGCCACAATTTGAAGATATTGATCTTAAAGATGATGTTCAGTATTCTAGAATATTTAATAGATTAATGGAATTAGGAATTTTAACTCCAGAAGAAGGTCTAAAGGCAATAGAATCTGGAAGATTACCAACTCCAGAAGAGTCTGAATTATCTCAAGAAAAATACAGACAACTTAGAGATCAAGGTTATTATCAACCACTTATCGGCGGTGGTGCAGTTCCATCTGGTGGCGCTGGTCGTCCAGCTGGAACCACTGGAATTCCTCAAACAACTAAGAATGTTAAACCGATAGGAACATCACAAGCTGAATTGGAAAAATATAGCGTGTCTAAAATAAAAGAAAATTTAGTTAAAGCTCAAAAATTAGAAGACGAAGTATCATCTAAACTAAGAGAGCTTCATAAGATTAAAAAGATGTCAAATCAACAAAAAGAAGTAGCAGCTCAAATAACTCATATTATTATTGCTAATGAAAATCCAGAAAATTGGAATGATAAAATATCAGATTATATTTCTAATCCAGTAGACTCAAATGAAAACGCAGTAAAAGAAGTTCAAGAGATTGCTTATAATCACCAACTTGATAGTTATATCTCAAGTATATTGAGGCATAGTAAAATTTAATTTAAATTAATTTTTTAATTAAGTAAACCAAACGTTAATTCCGCCAGATGGGGCGCATACAATGTTTCTACTAGCATTATTAGCCAAATTAAATGCTGTATTATTTGCAATAAGCACTGAAGAATCAAAGATTCTGTCTGTTCCAGGAGTTGAATTTGCGTAAATATTAATTACTTGACCTGCTCTATTTTTGATTTCTAGTTCCATTCCAGGTATAGCGGCAGGAAGACTTAAAGCTCCGTTTAGTATTCCAGCACCAGTTACAATAACTTTATCACTACTGATTTGAGTTGAACTAGCTTGAGTAGTTACTCCTGCCCCACTATAAGTAAGAATACTTCTTAAAAGTTTTCCAGTTATTAAAACTGTATCAGTGTAAGCATCACCTAAAGTAGTACTTCCATTAACATTAAAATTTGTATTTACAATTAAACTATCA